ATATGTACTTCATGCCGCTTACTGAAGCGGAAGACGAAAAGATTAGGGAAGCGGTTGCCAGGGACAACGGCACCAATGCCTACGGCTTGCGCGTGCTGATGCTACGCGCTGAGTACGAGGATGGCGAAAAAATGTTTGATCCGGTTGCTGACAAAGGCACAATGCGCCATGAGTATGCCAAGGCAGACTTAACTACCATGATGGAAGCGCTGATCTTTAATGGAGGCGTGCTGGCGGGCCAAGATCCCAAAAGCAATCAAGGAGGCGATCAAGACTGATCCTGCCTTGATGCGTCGGCTTGCATTGTGCAAAGAGCTGGGAATGACGCTTTCCCAGCTCAGGAACAACGCAACTCAGGATGACATAATTATGCACGCTGCATACTTTGAAATCCTGGCCGATCAAATCTCGAAACCAGGGGCTCCACCTGTTCGCTGATCCGAGAGGCGCTAAGGTGGGGTCGCTGGTGCCGGGGCGGGAATGGCTGATTATACGGGGCTAATCCGAGTTGGCATAGAAGGCCTTGGCCAGATTCGGCAGCTTAATACAGAACTTGAAAGGGCAAATCGGCTAATCAATGGCCTGGAAGGTGCCGAGGCAAATGTAAGGCAAGCCGGCGAATCCGCTAGTCGTAATGTTGCTGCAGCTTCCCGTAGCCTTGGGCGGGCAATCGGTGATATGCGCGGCGCCGGAAGGGCGCGAGCGAGCGCAGCACAGCGCCGCGATCCCGCCGGCAAGTATGCGGCAGGCGGCGGCACAATGGCGCAGCGCAGGCTGGCGAACCAGCTCTACACAGATGCCACAGATCGCGCCAGGGCGGCAAGCAGAAACCTTAGAGAGGAGCAGCAAAATCGACGCCTAATAGCTGCGGCTGAAGGCAGGTATGCCAGGGCTATAAATCGCGCCGCTAACATCCAAGAGCGTACCGGGGAAAGGCGCAATGACCAAGAGCTTCGCAATCGGCAAACGATGCAAGGCATCGGCAGTGCAAGCCGTGGCAATTATCTTACCAACTTATTCCAGGGTAGGCAGCGCGAATTTGCGCGAGGCGGCGGCGGGGCGGGGCTAAGCCAGGAGCTACAGCAGCAGGCGCGTAATGTTCGTGGCGCATGGGATCTCGCTACTGCCGGCGGCAGGGAAAATCTGCAACTGATGCAACGAATCGCCACGGAAATGGCTGGTTTGCTGCGCCAGCAGAATGAACTTAACCGTGGCCGCGCCGGGCGATCTATTGCATTTGAAGCCGGAAGACGCGGGCAGGAAAGAATCACCGATCTCTCCCGAATGCAAGGGGCAAACCCCGGCAGGATTAGAGGATTGCGCTCTCAGGCTACAGAAGTAATTTCAACTAGCAATCTTGGCGATATTGCGGGCTCGCGTGAAGCGACGCGACGCATGAATGCGTCGATTGGCAGGTATGAGCGCGAGCTTAATGGAGCAGCGCGAGAGTTGTCCGCTCAGCAAAGAGCGCAAAGAACAGCGCGAAGGCGTATCGACACTGCTGCGAGAGCGGCGGGAGGTGCAATTAACAAAGGACTCGCAACTGAAGTATCGCTAAATGACAGAACATTTAATGATAGACTGCGTGAATCAAAGGAACGGGCAAAGCGAGAAGCGGATCTGTTCAAGGCAAGCAGCAAAGAAGCCGGGAAAGACTTTGATCAAAGATTACAGAATCGCGTCAAGCAAAAACAACTAGAGCAGCGCACTGCCGTCCGCGACCTAAACGTAAGGTCTAGCTGGCAAAGTGCCCTTTCGGGGTTAGCGGACATTGGCGCTGATCTGCAAAGCGCTCAAAAGGTTAAAGGCTTAAACGTAAAAGCTAGTTGGCAGAAAGCGCTGACCCAAATGGGCGACATTGGCGCTGATCTGGAGCGTGCTTCTAGGCAGCGCTTTAGGGAAAAATCTTTAGCAGAAGAAAAACGTCAAAGGGATCTTGGCATTGGCGCTAATGCTCCTGCCCGTATTGGGGGTCCGGTTAGGCGCACGAGCGCTATTCCGATGGGCGGCGGAATTGACTCGGGCATTATGCCGCGTGCTCTTCCAAGCAGTAAAATGCTGGAAAGCAGAATAGCCAATGCTGGGCAAAGGCAGCCAACTCGACTTGACGATCTGCAAGCAGCTTCGCAAAAGAAACTGGCGAAGGAGGCTGAGCGAGCCGCCGGCTCGCTGGGGCGCTTTGGCGCGGCGCTGGAGCGCGAGGAGAAGCGGCGGGCAAGCCTGGGAATCGGCACTCCTGGCGGCGCAGGCGGCTCGACTCGGAGGGGCAACGCAATCCCGATGGGCGGACAAGGCGGGCGGCAGGGCATGTTCAATCAGTACGCTTCCCCGGCCGGTCCCGGCAACCCGATTGGCGTTGGAGAGTTTCAAAGAATTCAGAAGGCGCAACGCGAGCAGCAGCGCCAGCAAGGCAATCAAAAGGGCTTTTTCCAGGGTGACTTGCGCAGTGCGATTGGTGATGCGCTGATTGGTGGTGCATTCCCCGCCCTGTTTGGCCAGGGCCTTGGTGCATCGGCTGGCGGTCTTGCTGGCGGCCTTGCTGGCGGCGCAGTCGGAGGCAACTTTGGCTTTGGGCTTTCCCTGGTTGGCACAGCATTGGGCCAGGTTGTTGATACGACCATTGGCAAACTAGGAAGCCTTGGCGATGCGCTAGGCAGCGCGTCAGACTCAATCAAGGGATTGGAAGATGCTGGCTTCCGTGTGCGCGATAGCCAAAAGGTGCAAATTACTCAGCTAGAAAAAGTTGGTCGTGGCTACGATGCACAGGCGGTAGCGCTCAAGGAAGTTGAGTCCAGGCTTGGCCCAGGCTCAGTTGCACAGATAGAAAAATTAAACGAAGCCCAAAAGCAGCTTTCTGATTCCTGGGCGGCGCTTTCATTGCAACTCGGGGTATCACTGATCCCGGTAGTTGCCGGGGCTGCTAGTCTTATTGCAGACTTGTTTGGCAAATCCCCTGGCGGTTCAGGGTCCGGCGCTGCACCTAAATCCACCAGACCACGCAAGCCATCGGAGGTGCTTGCGGATATTGACGCATTCATAGCGTTAAGCCAGGCACTCAAAGCCGGAAACAGGGAATACGCCAGCCTTGTGCGCGATGCAGAAGATTGGCGGCGCGACAATGAAGATAAGATTTTTCAAATGCGCCGCCAAGGTGTTGACATTGAAAAACAAAAGTCAGATTTACGCCTTGACGTAGAAAACAAAATTTTTGACATGAGGCAGCAAACTGCCGCCCTAGAAGTAGACAATGCACGCGCTCGCGCACAGCTTGCCATCAATTCATTTGGCCTTGGTCTTGACCGGCGAGCCGACGCCATTGGAGGCAGAGCCGGTGACTTCATCACTCAAGTCAGGGAATACTTGCAAGCGAGAGATCAAGGCGAGTCCGAATTGCAAGCTAAGGAAAAAACGGCAAAGCTGCAAATTGCGGCCAACGAGCGAAACTTACAGCAATACATACTGCAAGTTTCAGACAAGGTTGCCTCCATTGCGAGAACCGTAGAAGACTACAAGCGTGACCAGGAAAAATTTAGGTTTGAATCGTCAAGGCGAATAGAAGACTATCGCATCAAGGCGGAAGATTACATCTACAGCCGCGTCAAGGATCGCTATGAGTACGCGATTGGTAGCGAGCAGGAAATACTGCGAATCAAGATGGAGGCTGCCGCTGCGCTGGGAGTGGCATTGCCAGCAGACGCAGGAAGGGTGCTTAGCGGCACCGGGCCAACTGCAGTTGGTATGGCCGGCTTAGCAAATCCACTTGGGGCACAAAGCAGCGGGCTAAAGCCAAACTGGAATCAGGGGCTTGGCGCTGGGCGCGGCCATCAGGGGCAAGATATTGGCGTTGATGTTGGCACGACTATTCATGCTATCGAGGACGCAGTTGTCGAAGGTGTTATCAGAGGCTTTGGCAAGGCCGGCGATGCAGTTATCTTGCGCTACGCCAATAGCGACAAGCTGGGAGTTTATGGCCACATAAATCCAGCAGTTGGCGCTGGCCAACGTGTCACGGCGGGGCAACAGATCGGGACAATAACGCGTGATGTTCGGCGCGATGGAAGCAATAACAGCCACTTGCATTATGAGCTGTGGAAGCGCAGGCGCGGCGCTGGCGGCGAACTGCTTGACCCAACGGAAAGATTGCGTGCCGCGATGAGTGGCAGGCGTGCTAGGCCACCGATGCCAGCCACCTCTTCCCAGAGGAGGTCAGGGCCGGCAATGCTGCTCCCCGGCGTAACGGGGCCGGCATTGCAGCCGTCTGCGCCCGCTACGACGGACAGCATGTTTGACCGGCGGCAATCCTCTGCCCGCCCTGGCATTGGCGATCAGTTTATCTCGCTGCTTAGCAAGCAAGGCGGGTTCGAGGATACTGCTGGGTCTGCAGTCGCGCAAAAGCGACTGCAGACTTACGCTCCTGCGCCGCTGGCACCGCCGACCCTGCCGGCATCGCCGCAACTGCCAGCAGTGCCAGCGCCGATGGCGATGCCCGACATTAGGCCGCTCGCAACAGAGCTGCGCAAGCAGAACAGCGAACTACTGCAGAGCGTGCAACTTGCCGACAAATTAGAGCAAGTAGAAAACGGTCGCTTGCTGCTTCAGTTGTCGAGCACCAGGGAAGTGCGCGATCGACTGGAAGATGCTACTAAGGAACTTGCGCTTGAATCTAAAATTGCCGAACTCGGCAAATCTCTAAGTGACAACGATCAAAGCAGAGCAGTAGAAAAAACTCGCACAGCTTTTGCCGCTGAAGAATTAAATAGGCTTGAGCGGCAAAGCCTGGGGTTTGCGAATGAACTGCTGCAAAAAGGCAAATTACAGAAAGAAGAGTACGACTCTATAACAAGAGGGCTTAGGGAGAGGATTGGCTACGAAAAAGACTTGCTTCAGGTAGCGGAAGACAGGGCCGAAGTTGCACGGCAAGAAGCATTTAACCAAAGGTCCGGGGAGATTGTGCGCGAAACTCGGCTTGCTGGCGCTGGCTTGCGTGCTGGCCGCATCGGAGCGGAAGCGCGTGCTTTTGAAGAAGAGTTGAGACTTTCTGGCGACGTTGGCAAAGCAAATCAAATGGCCGACAATACCAAGCGGCTTGAGGATCAACGACTCGTTTGGGCTAATCTTGAAAAGGATATTATCAGTGTATCCGATGCAATCTCTGGCGCATTGACAAATGGCTTGGTTGATATTGCAAGCGGCGCTAGAAGCATCCAGGACGTAGGCCGTGACATGCTCAGTAAAATGGCTGGCAGCTTTGCGGATTCCGCACAACAGCAACTCGGCAATTTAATGCAGCGTCAACTCAGCGGCCTACTTGGTGGCCAGCAGGGGCCACTCGTCAAGATGCTTGGTGCCGGCGCGGAGGCGGCCGGTCCGCAAGCGCTGGGTGCCGCCTCCATGGTGGCCTCTGGCCAGGTTGCGGCATTCGGCATGGCGCTACAGACGGTCGCCGCTCAAATGGCCTTCTCCAGCGCTCTGGGCGGGGGCTCAGCGTTGTCCGGTGCGCTGGGTTCGGCGGTTTCCGGTGGTGCCACGAATCTATTCAGCAAGGGAATTTCCGATGCGATCCCCGGCGTTGCGTTCGGCGGCTTCCTTGCTAACGGCGGCACAGCGCAAGCCGGCAAGGGTTATGTCGTTGGCGAAAAAGAACCAGAGTTTTTCTTCCCTGGTGTTACCGGCAGAGTAGTGCCGCGCAGTGACATGGAAAAGGCGGCTGCATTAGGCCAGTCTGGCGGGCAGGCTGATCCGCTGGAGCTGGATTACACTGTGACCGAACGGCAAGGCGAGCGCATGGTTACAGAGGAGCAAATGCGCAGAAACAATGCCCTGCTACTTAAGCAAGCGCAAGCCAGAACGCTTGCTTCCATGAGGAACAATAAAGAAGTCCGTGACTTTGTGAACATCTAATGCTTTACGCTACCCACTACATTGAGTTCCTGACTCCTTCCGGCGCTTCATTTCAAGTGCCGCAACGGTATCAGCCTTACTTTATCGGGGAAACAAGAACCTTTAACGGCTTGCAGTATCAGTTTAGCCCGTACAGCATTGCAGGCGATATTTCAACTGATGGCAACGAAAGCGGCGACTTTGAGCTAATCGCGCCTGGCAACATGATTACAACTGCAAAGTTAGCGCAAGCGTCTGAAGACCTAAACCTTATCAAGATTTCGACCGTCTTGCTTGTCGGCACGCCGCCAGACAACGCAGGCAGTTACCCGACATGGACCGAGCTAAACTTTCTGTCTTCTACTATTTGCGTTTGCGATGCCTATGGCTACACTGACGCAATTCCAGACCAGGAAGACGACGACGACAATTTCCCGATTGTAACGCTTAGGCTTACGAATCCCCTTAATTTTGTCACCGGCACCGCGCCAACCCGTAGACTCACGGCGGCTCAGGTCGGGCCGCTGCCATCTTCCGGGGGAATCACATTTTGACTTTTTGGCGCAAATGGTCTGGCCTGCCCTGGGGACTTGGCGCGGATCCCCGGCAGGGTCGAGCTGCCTGCTGCTTCAGGACCGCTCAGGCGACCCGCGAGGAGCTTGGCCTGCCCTGGCCGGCAGAACTGATGAAAGGCTGGTATGCGGCTGCGCACGGCGGCGCCTGGGACGACCTACGGCGGGACTGGCATGGCCTGACCGAGCCGATCGAGCAACCTGAGGCCGGCGCACTGATCCGCTTCGACCGGGGAGACGACAGCTTTGGAGTTGGCGT